AGAAGGCGCTGGCCAGCTTGCAGAAGGTACGGGCTACGAAGGTGCGGCACGCGTTGCCGGTGCCGTGGCGGGTTCTTTGGCGCCATCAGTTGCGATGCGAGCGCCCGCCAACGCCATACGGTCCAAAAACGTCAAGACGCTCCAGGACGAGGGCGTCACAGCGTTAACACGAGGCCAGAAGATTGGCAGCGAAAGGCTGCGCCGGTTCGAAGATGCCGCTAACCAGATACCTTTTAGCGGTCAAGTGGCCAGCCGAATGCAGGACCAGGCCGCCGAACAGTTTACACGGGCTGCTCTAAAGCGGGCATTGACGCCGCGATTGATGAAAGAATTAGAGCAACGAGGAATTAACGCGAGCCGAGCCACCGATGAAGTGATGGATGCTGGCTTTGCGGCTTTTTCGGACTCGTACAAAAAGCTCGCACCACGCATGACGATCTATCCTGACAACACGCTTTTAACGAGAATCAGGGCGCGCGCCAACGAATACACACGCGGAACGCAAGCCGGTGCCGTTCGGCCGATGATTTCAGATTTGGCTGATGAGCTTTACAGCAACGGAACAATGATTGGTGAGGACGCCGCGCGTTATTTGAGCAATCTTAAACGTCAGTCGCGCGGGATGACCAATGACCCGGATGCACAGCGCGCCATAGGCGACATGATTCAAATGATCCAAGAGAACATCGTTGCCCAAGCCAAGCGCCGTGGGGGCGATAAAGCCGCCGCTGCTTTGAAAAAAGACATGCGCAATTTGAACACGCGCTATCGCAACATGATTGCTCTTGAAGACGCAGTTGCAAATTCAGCGGCGGTTCCAGGATCGCAAGGATTGATCACGCCGGCAAAGTTGCGCGCTGCCGTCAAAAAGCAGGGCAAGCGTGATCTGGTGCGCGGCAAGAACGATCTTGGCCGATTGGCGCGCGCTGGTGATGAGGTGATGACGCCATTGCCATCTTCAGGCACGGCCGAACGCGCTCAATACATCAATATCTTGAACAACCCATTCTCGCTTGGTGCAGGATCAGGTGGCGCTGCTCTTGGTACGATGGTGGCCGGCCCCGTTGGCGGCATTGTTGGCGCCGCAGGGGGGGCTGTTGCCCCTGGATTGGCTGCGCGCGGCCTGATGGGGCTGACTAATTTTGATCCACGAATTCCGGTTGCCCCGCCAAACATGGGTTCTGCGTATCGGACGCTTGGTGTTCTGCCCGCGCAAGCCAACAAAGACGAATATGACGAAGCAACGCGCCTTGGCCGTGCTCTGATGATGCAGGGGAGATAGCTTTGCCTAGAAACGGATCAGGCACGATGTCTGTGACCAACTCGTTTTCGAGTGGCACGACAATCTCGTCGTCGGAAATGAACGCGAACTTCACCGACTTCGCGTCTGAAGTGACGAACAGCCTTCCCCGCGACGGACAGGCCGCCATGACCGGCCAGCTCAAGATAGCCGCCGGCACCGCCGCCGCGCCGGGGCTGATCTTCTCAACGGATACCAACACTGGCGTTTATCGTGTGGCCGCTGACACGCTTGGCATTGCGGTGGGCGGTTCACTCGTCGCTCAGTTTGACTCAACAGGGGCTCAAACTTCGTCCGGCGAGAATTACGACGCCTTCGCCGCCGGCACGTCAATGCTGTTTTATCAAGCCGCTGCGCCGACTGGCTGGACCGCTGAGAGCATCAACGACAAGGCGATTAGGGTCGTGTCTTCTGGCGGAACAGGCGGTTCTGAGGGCGGCACAACGGCGTTCTCCAGCGTGCTCACAAGCCGGACCATTGCGCAGGCCAACCTGCCGAACGTCAATCTAACAGCCGCAAGTAACGGCGCGCATACGCACACGGTGACGATTGGATACAATATTGACGCTCAGGTATCAGGCGGCGCGGGTGACGTTCTGATGCGGGATGGGGAAATCATTAACGGCAGTAGTGTCTACACAACGTCATCTAACGGTGCCCACACCCACACTGTCCCGCTGGGCGGATCGGGTACCGCGATGGATTTCGCCGTCCAATACGCCGACGTGATCATAGCGACGAAAGACTAATGAAAGCACCCATTGCCGATAAGGGGCCGATCTGCCCGCTGCACCAGAAGGACGTGTCCAAGGTCTGCCATAAGTGCGCCTGGTACACGCTCGTGCGCGGCACCAACCCGCAGACCGGCAGCGAACTGGACGAATGGCAATGCGCGATCGCTTGGCTCCCCATGCTAACGATCGAAACCGCCAAGAATGTTCGCGGCAACCAAGCCGCCACCGAGTCGATGCGTAACGAGATCACGAAGCGCATGGATACGCCCATGCCGCCCCCGCAAATCAAGCTCGTGGAGGGATAACATGGCCCGCTCTTCTGGTACCTATACCGCACCGTCTAATGGCTTTAATCCAGCCGTCCAGGGCGAAAGCATCGACCCGGATGATTGGAACACAACGCTGGCTGACCTGGAAACCGCGCTGACTGAGAGCGTCTACACCGGCGGTCTTGGCGCAACGGACAACGCCGTGCTTCGGACGGACGGAACTGACACCAAGAAGGCGCAAGGCTCAGGCGTCACGATCAATGACAGCGATCAGGTCGCCGGCGTCGCCACGATGACGCTCGACAGCTACACGGTCGGCACGCTGCCCACAGGCGCGGCTGGAATGATTGCGTATGCCTCAGATGGCCGCAAGAACGGCGAAGGCGGCGGCGCTGGCACGGGCGTGGTGGTGTTCCACGATGGAACGGCGTGGAGGGCGTGTGATACGGGGGCGACGGCAGCAGCATGACGACGAACCAGGAAAACCGCCACCAAGACTTGCGCGACCAGACAAGCACGACCGGCTCAACGTCAAGCGATTGGCACGCCTATTGGGACGATCAAGGCATCGACACTGGCACGTTCAACGAGCGGATGCTGGCGTGGATTAATACGGCGCTTGGGACTTCCTACACCGACGTGACGGGCGCCATGGCAGCTTATGCCGCCGACAAGGGCGTGAGTGGGTGGAGTTCCTTGGATGATCTTGCGCTGGTGGCGTTTAGCGCGGGTGATGCGTACCTCATCGAAGCCGGCGACTTCTTGTTGCTGGAGTCCGGCGACAAATACCTGATCGACTTCTAAGGGGACACACATGGCCGACACAAAAATCTCCGCGCTGACCGAGTTGGCAGCGACCCCGACATCGGGTGATTTGCTGACAATTATTGACGATCCCGGTGGCACGCCAGCGTCGAAGAAGATCACTGTCGATAACCTCGTGGCATTTCAAGATGCGCGCACGGCGACGTTCACGAACAAAACGATTGCGCTGGGCAATAACACGGTCTCGGGCACAACGGCGCAATTCAACACGGCGCTTTCGGATGGGTCGTTTGCGACCCAGGCCGGCACAGAAACGCTGACCAACAAGACGATCGACAGTGCCTCCAACACGCTAACCCTTGACCTTGGGGAAGGCACGTTGACCGGCACCACGGCCGAGTTCAACACAGCCCTTCAGGATGGTTCCTTTGCGACGTTGGCGGGAACTGAAACGCTAACGAACAAGACGCTTGGCGCCTCGACGCTCTCGGGCACGATGTCAGCCGCCGACAACATCATTGACCAGCCCAAGCTGCAAGACGTTAGCGAGACGGTCAACGCGATCGGCGCCATTGGCGGCGGCACGCAGGACATTAACCTGGAGAGCGGCAACGTTGTCACGGCGACGGTGGACACGTCAACGACGACCTTCACCTTCTCGAATCCGCCCGCCACGGGCTCAGCTGGGTCGTTTACGCTGATCCTGACCAACGGCGGCAGCCAGACCGTCAACTGGCCCGCTTCGGTTGATTGGGCCGGCGGCACCGCGCCGACGCTGACAACGAGCGGCGTTGACGTTCTCACGTTCCTCACCGTTGACGGTGGGACGATCTGGTACGGATTCGCAGCTGGATTGGATATGCAATAATGCCCATTGGTGTTTCATACCGCGCAATGTTGGCGGCCGCTGGATCGTCTGCGCCTGTGGTTTTGTCGGCCTATACCGTTGGGACCGACGACCCCGACACCGTTGCTGATTTCTCTGGCTTCTTCAATGGAGGCACGGAGTATTACCGCACGGGCGGGTCCGTTACCGACTTCGACTCAATGTTCACCTATACGGGTGCGTCCAAAAAGACGATGACGGACTCGGATGGGAATCTGAAATGGGCACCGCATAATACAGCAACAACGTCAGACGATCTATCGGCAACGTATTTTACTAATTTTAGATCGACTGATACGCAGGACGCGACAACCGATCCCCTTGGCGGGTCGAACGGCGACAGACTTATTGAAGACAACACTGCAACCGCAACGCACGGCATTTTATTTAATAACCCAAATACGTTTGCGGTCGGGGAGAAATATACTTTTTCAGTTTGTCTAAAAGCCGGAGACAGAACGCACGCAGCTATTGGTTTTGCATCTGCGTCGCAAATAACGGACAGCGACCCTGATCTTTTATATGTGAACTTGTCCACCGGGGCAAAGGGAGATGATAACACGGGCGATACAAATGGTACGGTCGTTGACTTAGGAAGTGGGTGGTATCTTTGCACGGTGACTGTGACCTGTGCCAGCGCATCGGCTTTCGACCCATCCGTCTATATATCCAATGGAACAACAACGGGGGACAATACGTTTAGCGGTGACGCTACGACCTATGCCAACGGGATTTATGTTTGGGGCTGGTCGTTACGGCGCACTGACTTGGGCGGGATGGTTGATAACCCAGACCCAGACTTGGCGCTTTATCCAGAATATGTTGCAACTTCTGGCTCCGCCGTCTACCTCCCCCGCCGGAACACTTACCGTTACACCGGGTCCATCTGGCAGAACAAAGGGATCACGGTTGAGTCAGCGGCGGCGACGAATCTTCTGACTGACAGTAATGATTCGTCGCAATGGGACATTGGAAACACAGACTCTATAACGTTGACGGCATCCCAGTCTGCTGGCCCTGACGGTGCGACGTCAATGTCGGAGGCATTGATAACTGACACGACAAACGAGGCTCATTATTTTGAGCACCCGGTAGTTACTATATCAACCTCCACCGATTACACAGTTTCTGCTTTCGTAAAAAATGGGACAGCTCAGTACGTTGCGATTGGTACATATGCAGCCAGTTCAGACTGGACAACGGTGACGTTTGACTTAGACAGCATGGGGTCTCAAAACGAGCAAGCAGGTGGAGGAACGGCGTCAATTGTAGACTCCGGATACGAAGACGTTGGAAACGGTATCTACAGATTATATGTCGTATTCCAAGATTCTGCGAACACTTTCGCGCGCGCAAGACTTCAGATAATGAGTTCCGCGTCTCCAACACTTGGAAGCACAACTGGGAATGAGGCGTTTGCTGGTGCGGGAACTGAAAACTTTTATGTTTATGGGCTTCAGCTCGAAGCAGGCTCCGTCCCGACCAGCTACATCCCCACGTCTGGCGCAACTGCGACAAGAGCAGCTGAGACGCTGAGTATTGCAGGCAGTGATATGGCTGCGAGTACGACGGCGATGAGCTTCCATATGCAGGGTGAGCACACATATGCTGATCTAAGTTCGACGCGAGAGCTTGTTTATTACGGGTCATATCCAGACGCAAGCAACGAACTTGTTCTGGATTTGAATACGTCAGGTGGAAATACTGGCTCTCTTGACGGCGCACAACGTGTAGCAGGAACTTCAGATTCAGTTAGCTTGACGACTGGACAATACAGCCCAGGTATTAATGTCGCTTACAATGTTGCAAGCAGACATACAAGCGGTGCAATTAATGTCGCCAAAGATGGTACATCTGCAACAGAAGACTCAACCCCAACAGCCCTTCTTGATATATCAGGCGATGATTTTCAATTTGGGCAGCTGTTCACAAACGATGGAAATGGGTATTACGGCACCTTTGCCCTATTCCGCCAATGGGACGTTGACCTTGGAGACTCTGGCATAGAGAGAGCGTCTGACCCCTACGAGGTTGCGAGCCTCGGCCCAGCGACCGTTGCTGACTTCAACGGCACGAACCGGAATGGCTCTGAGTATTACCGTGTGAATGGCGTCGAGTCGGACTTCGACTCAATGTTCACGTACACGGGTGCGTCTAATAAGGTGATGACGGACTCGGATGGGAACCTGAAGTGGGCACCGCATAATCTTCTTGCAACTTCTGAAGATTTCACTGCGGGCACTTGGACCAAATCTGGCTCAACAGTTACCGGAAACCAAGCAATAGCGCCAGATAAAACTCTGACAGCCGACCTAATTGAAGAAGATTCTGGAGGCACGACACACATTGTTTACGATGAATCGTCATCAACCGTTGTCGGGGCGACTTATACTTTAGGCGTGTTTTTAAAAGACGACGATGCACAATATGCGTGCGTTCAGATTGAAAATGTGTCAGGTGGATCGGACAGAGGTTCTTGTGTTGTTGATTTGTCAAGCGGTACAATCACAGACACAGACGGAACCGATCACGGCTTTGCTTCAACATCAGTCGGTGACGGTTGGTATTTGATCCAAGGTAGCATGGTTGCCGCTGGCACATCGCGTATCGTCATTTGCAACAGCAATAGCGCAACCCCAACATATTCAACTTCACGGCCAACATATTCTGGCGATGGAACTTCTGGGTTTTATGCGTGGGGCGCGCATATTTACCGCTCCGACCTAGGCGGCATGGTCGACAACCCAGATCGTTCTGACAGCTACGTCCCAACGACCTCTTCCGCCGTCTATCTCCCCCGCCGCAAGTCCTACCGGTACAACGGGACGAGCTACGTCAACAAGGGGATTACGGTTGAGTCAGCAGCGGCGACGAATTTGCAAGTTTACAGTTCTGAATTTGACAACGCTGCTTGGACCAAATCAGGAGCCACTATATCCGCAAACGCTGACACATCGCCAGACGGAACGACAAATGCAGACCGTCTGACTTCCTCTAATACCGCAAACCGGTCTGTTTACGACGGCCATACGATTTCTAGTGCCACTACATATTGTCTTTCTGTTTATGCCAAAGCTGGAACGAATGATTGGCTTGGACTGGATTGCAACGCATACGATACAGATTACAGTATGAGTTTTGATTTAGCCAACGGGGTAACGGGGACGGAGTTGTCTGGAGACACAGCTCCCCCAACTTATGACATTGAGGACGTGGGGAACGGATGGTATCGGTGTTATATCACGTTCAGCTCGACAACAGATCTGTCAGGCTTTGTGCAAATTAGAGTTTTAGAGGCGGACCAAACTCTATCAACGTCTGGATATATTAGTATTTACGGCGCCCAGCTTGAAGTCGGCTCCGTCCCCTCCAGCTACATCCCAACGATTGGCGCAACTGCGACAAGAGCAGCCGAGACGCTGGAAATCGCCGCAGCGAACATTGCAACGGCTGGCGGGTCACTTTGTATGCACACTCAAGGCGAGATAACGTACTCAGACAACGATTCTAGTACGGAAGTCGGTATTTGGGATTGGCAATCTGCCTCCAATAACACTGTCAACATAAGATTAAGAACAGACCTAACAGCGGGTGCGGCAACTGGAGCGCCGTCAATGCTGCGCCGGTCAACCTCTGATGCCGGTCTGGTCTCGGTTAGTGGAAGCCTAACGCAGTACTCGCCGGGCGTAAACGTGGCTTATAATCTTGCGACGCGGGTAACGGCGACGGATACCAACCTTGCGGCAGATGGGACAGCAGCAACAGCAGATACAAGCGGCACCGCAGTGCCAGCACCCACTGCAAACTTGCGGTTTGGCAGAATCCCATCCTCAATAGAAGCATACACTGGCACCATCGCCCTCTTCCGCCAATGGGACGAAGACCTTGGAGACTCTGGAATAGAGGAAGCCTCATCATGATCGACTTAGTATTATACGCCACAAACCGCGCCGCCTTGGTCGCTTGGGGTGAAACCAACCCACCGGGGCGTCCGCTCATTGAGTCGATTGACGACGGTGAGGGCGGCACCCGTAAAGTTGCTCGCGCCGGCCTTGAATGGGCGCCCTGGGCGGGCTCTGGTCGGTTCATGACGGCAGCGGGCGAATACGACCAAGATGGCAACGAGATCACGCCGCCGACCTTTGCGCCGGGCTACGTCATTAAGATGCGCATCCACTCCGAGTTCTTCGACTGGGACCGCCTCGATACCGAGCCCGCCGACCCTGACGACGTGAAAGAGTGGGAACGCTCCAAGGTCGCCCAATACGTCCGCAACAACGGCACGCCCGGCACCATGGGCGGCATTCCCTATTACGAGGTGGACGGCGTGCGCCTGTTCCGGCGGAATGATGTCGAAGCGTTTCTCAACAGCAACAACCTGCCCTCACACACGTTCCTCTAGCCCCGGCGTCATAGGCAAACGCCCGCAAATCAGATAACGGATTCATAAGTGATGCGTATTCACACCCGGAGAGCGCATCATGGCGAAATTCGACCCCGCCCGCCACCGCGTTGTCGCGGTCCCCTACCGAGACGACGACCCAGAGCGCGGCCAACACTTCCACGTTGACCTAGACGCCCTCATTGACGCTGCGCGCGAAGCCTCCGCCGGCGATGTTTCACGTGAAACATTGGGCGACGATCAAGGGATGTTCCTTGCTAAGCGGTGCAAGCAACTGGAAGACCGGATGGCCGAACTCGAAGACCGCCCGGTTGTCTCAGACGAAACCCTAAAGCAACTCAACGACGCGCTACACGCCAAGTTGCAGACACTCATTGAGAAACAAGTGACAGCGGCGCTTGGTGACTTGCGTAGCCGTCTGGTTACCGTCGAGCGCAAGTCTACCTCCGTCACCACCCAGCAAGACCCCGACAGCGCCAAGCTGACCCGCCTGGCCGCCATGCTGCACTCGTTCGGGGAGATGGTGAAGGACATCGAAAGCACGGTGGACCAGCGCCAGACCGAGATTGAGCAGAGATACGCCGAACTTGCCGAATACATCACCGACAACAACATCAAAGTCATGAAGCTCGCCGGCAAGCTCCACGGCGCCATGCAGGCCCTTGAGGCGGACGATGAGGGAAAGGCCGCATGACTGGGCTACTCCCAATCAGCCAGCCCGGCCTTGACCTGATCAAGCATTTTGAGGGATACCACGTCGAACAAGATGACGGGTCCTGCACAGCTTATCTGGACGTGGCAGGGGTCGCAACGATCGGCTATGGCTCGATCCACGGCGTCAAGCTCGGAATGCGCTGGTCACGCGAACAAGCTGAAGAAGCGTTGCTCGCCGAAGTGCAAGAGTGCGCCGCCCATGTGCAGCGCCTCGTCACCGTGCCTCTTAATCAGCAGCAACACGACGCCCTCGTGTCGTTTACATACAATCTCGGTGTCGGCGCGTTCACGCGCTCTACCCTCCTTCGACGATTGAACCGGGGCGACTACGCCCGCGCCGAGGTTGAATTTATGAGGTGGGTGTATGCGTCCAAAGGCGCTGGCGGTCCCAAAGTGAAATACGCTGGCCTGGTGCGCCGCCGGAAGGCAGAGGCCGCCATGTTTGCTGACAACGACATTCTGCCCGTGCCCGTCGATCTGCCAACCACGATCGCAACGCCTAAAGAACCGGCGACAAAGCCCGTTAAAGTGCCGTGGTATTCCGCACCAATCGCGGTGGCCACCTCCGTTGGTGCTTGGTTTGCAGATCAGCTCGAAAACTTGGGTCATCTGCTAACAAGCGCCGGCGATCAGTTCATGGGCTTCTCCGCCGTCGGCAGCATGGTCCAGTCCACCGGCATCAGCCTGGCGCCTGTGATGGCCGCCTTGGCGTGCCTAAGCGTGTTCATTGCCGCGAAAACCATGATGAAAGAACCGGAGACGGTCGAATGAATTACGTCTATCTCGTTGCCGTATCTGAGATGGTGCCGGAGATCACAACCCGCCGGGGCAATCGCCACTGGATGCGCATTCACGCCCCTGATCGGGACTCGGCCCGGCGGATTGCCAAAGAGAGCGCAAGGCGCCGTGCTGGCATTGATCTGCGCGATGAAGACATCGTTGGCATAAAAGGGGGCACGCGGCCGGCATGATCTGGACGCTCATCACCGGTTGGATTGCCCGGCGCGGGATCATGATGGGCGTGATCGCTGCCATTGGCGCGGGCGTTCTGTTCTGGGATCACAAACGCGCCGAACGTCACCGCGACGAAGGTAAACAAGAAGTTGTTGATGCGTCGAAGGCAGAAGGGAAACGACGCAATGAGAAGGTTCGTGATATTCGCCGCCGCATTAAGCGCACTGGCGCTTGGAACCGGCTGCGCAAAAAATATGCCGCTGATAACTGATACTGAAGCCGTCTGCCGCGACTGGCCGCCGATCCTGATGAGGAAAGGCGATCGTCTCACCGACAAGACCGCAAAAACTGTCTTGGAGTCCAACGAAGCCAGACAAGTATGGGGCTGCAAGGCGCGTGATCGTGAGGCCGCATGACCTGGACACGGTGGGACGATGAACGCCACAGTCACGGACAACGCAGAGCGCCTAGCCCGCTTGGAAACCAGAGCGGAATATATAGACGCGATCTTAGACGACCGTCAGATGGTTATATCCGCGCACTCGCGGAGACTGGCGGATATCGAGATGCACTTGAGGGATCATCACCGCATCAATGCAAACCAAACGGAGCGAATTGCCCGCTTAGAAATGTCAACCGAGTTGACGAAGGAAGAAAGAGTGAAACGGGACCATACGAAAGCCCTGATCCAATGGGCTATGACCCTGTTAGTTGGTATTGGCGTGATCGTGGGTCTGCTAACACGGGGAGACGCCGCCACGCTGCGCCAACTCCTTGGTGGGTTCGTTGGGCTCCCCTAGCCTTCTATTTCAGCCTTGGGTGCCTGATTGGCGTGGTGGTGTGGCGGCTCTGGTGAACCGCCACACGCTTTGATCAGAACTTGATCCTGGCACCGACCTTGAATTCGTCAATGCCGTCATCCCATTCGATGTCGTTGCATTCTCTCCTAACACACTCTTCGCCAACGATCAGATCAGGCTCAACACGGCGATAGGCAACATAGATGTCCATCGCTGCCGCGTCGATCGACTGCACCAAAGCCGCGCCCCAATAGTCCAGATCGCCGCCGCCGTCTTTGAACTTGATTTGGCTGTATTCGCCAAAGATCGTCGTCTTACCAAGGGCGAACCATTTGCGATCAACGCCTAGGCGACCGCCCCACTGCTCCGCGTCAAATGCTGCAACGCCGAATTGATCCAGATCAACGTCAAAGATGTCACCATCGCCGTCATCCAGACGACCATACATCCCAGAAGCGAACAGACCCGTTTCAACGTGCTTGACGCTTGCCGAACCAGAGATGCGATCCCCGCCGTCGAATTTGGCGTAACCAAGCCCGGCAGCAAACTGGAAGCCGCCGTATTCTTTCGCAAAGCGACCTGCGAAATCATACGTGTCCTCATCTTCCCAAGCGGCAGAGAGCACAAATCCAGCCAACGTTGGCGTGATGTATTTGACGACCGGAGCACGACCGCCGTCCATGATCCCGCCGCCAAGCATGGAGGGGTTGGCCAGAGTCATAGCAACCGATCCATTGGACAGGTCCAGCTCGACAATGCCGTCAGTTGCGGATGAAGTCTGACCCAGCCAGACCGTACCAAGCGCGCGTGATTTCACGTAAAGCGCCTGATGACGAACCTCAAAGGGCTCATCCTCTTCGTTGTGGCTGACGCCCAGCTCCATGAGGAAGCCAGCTTCAAAGTCTTGATTGACCTTGGCGGAGCCCCTGAACCGAAACCGGCCCGAGTTGTTTGGATCGTTCATGATCCGACCGCCTTTGTCGAACAGGTCAACCTGTTCTTCGCCGGGCAGTTCAATTTCATCACGCCAGAAGATCATCTCGTGGATGTGTCCGGAGACTTCCAGGCTGACCTTACGGTTGCCCTTCCGCGCCGTCGTGGCTTCAAGCTCGGCAACCCGTTCTTCGAGATCGGCGCAGCAGTTTCCGCCGAGGTCCGCCGCGTAGGCGTTCCATGGGACGAGCAGCGATGCAGCTGCAAGTAGTTTCCATTTCATGAGATCAGTCCTTGTGTGTTGGCCATACACGCAAAGACGCAGCACTAGCGATGCACCTATCACCAAGCGCCTGATTTGAGGTTCAATCAAGGCGTGTTGCAGTTATGTTGGGGATGTGTGGCCCCGAAGGCATATCGCGCTACCTCCGGGGCCAGCGCACAGCGGGAGATGGGATTTCGCCGCGCGCTATCTCTTATGAGCTTTTCCACGCATTGGCTTTTTCCAGCCACTGGCCAACGTTCCCATCATTGGCGAACCCTTACGCTTGCGACCTCGCTCGCCACGCTCGCGCTTTTGCAAACGATGTGACTTGGCAATATTCTTGCGGTCTGTTTTTGTTTTTTCTTTGTGGCAGGGGATACACATTACTTGGCAATTTGCGATGTCGTTCATTCCCTCGAAGAAGTCCGGATTTATGTGATCCGCGTGCCATGTCTCGCCCGCCATGATCTTCTTGTTGCAACGAGCGCAGCGTCCTTTGGCGATCAAGAAGGCGTTGTTTCTCGTCTTCTGCGTAAAGTTCTGCCGATCGCCCATCATCCTCCCCCGATCGAACCAGCACATAAAACACCACCGCCGCCAACAGCGACACCGGAACCCATACACTAATCGCTATGATAACCGTTTGCATGATACCAATACTCCACGGAGATATAAGGAACACCGGTTGCCTCACTGATCGTCCAGGGTGTGTGGCCCAGCTTTGCTAGATCGTGCATCTGGTCGATGACATCGACTAGCTCGGGCTCTGAAGCGTCTGAACTCTTCGTGTTGTCTGGCGCAGTCGAGGTAGCACCGACGGAACTCATCAGTGTCTTGAACGCCGCAAAGTCGTGCCGCATCTTCATAACCATATCCGTTTTCTATGCATCGACGAAGGCACCGGCTGACGTTACTCACGTCTCGCTCCGATCCATCTCCAAAAGTTTGTCCGCTGGCACGCCGATGGTGTCCTCTATGATCGCTTCAACCTTGTCAGCTAACTTCGAGAACTCTTCTTGGCTCATCTTGTCGTAAGCGACAGACTTGTGCTCGAACCAGATGTAGGTTGTGTCGCCTCTTACGATCTTGTGAGGCACGCCAAACCCTGCCTTGATCTGGAGATAATCGCGCAGCCCTTCCGCTGACCCACATTGAACCTCATGACCCTCGGGCCAGTGCTTAAAGGCTGCTTTGATCAGCGCAAAGAACCGTCTGTGCTGCGGCGTGGAGCGGGGCTTCAAATCAAGCCGCCGCACCAGTTCGCGGATCGCCTGCATCGCTTCAATCAAGAGGGGCGCAATTGCGTCGCCCCGCCTGATGTCCGCTCGCCGCTCTAGATCGCTGGCGATCGTGAGAAACGGCCTCACAGCAGTTGCCTCTGGCCAGCCGTCTGCCGGGCACGCTCCAGCGCATCCCACATCGGCTCCTTCCACTTCTTAGGCATCTTTGAATTATACCGCTGCTCGACAGCAACGATCGCACTCATTGCCTGATGGCCGTCTTCTATCTCCAAGGCCATGTCGAGTTCTGCGTTAAACTGATCCCACAGTCCTTCGCGCTTAGCAGCCGCTGATGATTTCTTTTCGCCTTCCGTTGCCCCGTCAGACGGCAGTTGATCAAGATCAAGATCGCCGGTCGGTATCTTAAAGAGCGATCTAAGAAACGCCTTCTCGCAGTAGGATTGCGCTGCCATGTAACTCTGCGGCCCGAGGATTTGCATGTGAAGGGTACGACAACACCTTTCGTCCGTCCAAGTGCCATCCTCGGTTGCAAGAACAAAACGGAACGTGAATTGGCACCATCTCTGCGGACCCTTTGGACCATCTATTTGCTTGAACTCTGGCGGGTCTTCCAGTGTAATAATAGTTAGCCCAACTTCGCCCATCTTAGCTGAAAGCGCCGCATAAACAGCATCCGTCGATGCGAATTTGTAATTGCCGTGGGTGTTCGTTCCGTCGTGCTCGACGGCCTCCATAGCCTTCTGTATTTTCGCAATTGCGACGACAATAGAAGGGGGCATGTCTTGGACGTGTCTCATTGATCGTCCCCCGTCTGAAGCCGGCAGTTGATCGCCTGGCAGCACTTGTCGATCTCACGATAGATGCGATCAAGCTCAGCTGTGTAGTGGGTGATCTTGTTCTGGGCTTCCCTAGCGGCGGCGAATAGTTCGGTTTCCCTTTGCTTCAGCCGAACCACGTTCCCATCTTCTACGGTCTCGAAGTCTTCTGCTGGCGCGGCGTCGATCTCGCGCACTTTCAACCAGCCTAATGCTGTTCTTGGCATCTTGTCTTTTCCCATCTCGCTTCTCCAGATACTCCGCTCGGAGCATGTAGCCGACACACAGCAGCCACATGCCCAGAGCGAACACCACACACGCAACTAGCGTGGCTTCAAGCTCGGCAACCCGTTCTTCGAGATCCGCGCAGCAATTTCCGCCGAGGTCCGCCGCGTAGGCGTTCCATGGGACGAGCAGCGATGCAGCTGCAAGCAGTTTCCATTTCATGCACTGTACTCATTGTGGGCTCACAAAACTGACGCGCGATACCGTTCGTTGTCCATGCGCTTTTGTTCCAAATCTTCCCGGCGCAAATAGGCAAACGCTGGGTGCCACTCACGGATATCAGCCAGCCGGTCGTCGGTATATTCGCCCTCGACAGTCAGCCGCAGAAAGTCCCACATCCGACCTTCAAGATGGCGGGTCAAGTGCGCACCATCCATGATGACGTTATCGTTTTCGGATAACACCTTGTAATAAACGGGCTCCGCATACAGCGTTCCGTCCTCTTCATAAATACGCACTTCAATCAACAACTCGCGGCGGCTCATTTCGTGCTCGCGGCCGCTCAATGGAATTGTCATCCACTCGAATGCTTCCATGGTTCCATCTCCTTGGTTAGTAGGGGCCGGCATCCCCGCTGGCGTCCCCGCCTTCGCCTGCCGGCCCCACACGCCAGTCGCGTTGGCGTGTTTCGCAATGTGGAGAACTTCGCCAGAGCCGTCAATAACAAATTTACAAACAGCGAAACATTGTGCATAACCGTAACCACAACAAGCGGAGACGATCATGCGCACATACGCCGAACTTATCGATGAATGGGGGACTTTGAAGCAGTTCGCCGAGGACATGGAGGCGAGCTATCCCGCCGTTGCGAACTGGAAGCACAGGAACTCGATCCCATCCTACGCCTTCCCCCGGATCGTGCTCATGGCACCGCGTCGGGGCCTTGAAGGCATCACGCTGGAGTTCCTGCACTCGTTGCAGCGTGGCGACGCCCAACCAGCAAAGCGCGCTGGCTCTAAAAAAAAGCCTTTCGCTAGTGCGCGAACAGCGGCATGAAGAAAAACCCCGGCGCGGGTAACGCCGGGGTTCGGATAGAAGAGTGCTTAGTTGCGTTTGCGTTCGAATGTGGAGCAACCGAACGAGGCCAACATATGCCATCCCCACACAATCGAAGCAATAGCAAATCGGCAACACCCAAGCCGATCCGTTATCTCAACCTCTGCGGTGAGATGACGCCCACAGAATTTGTCAATTTTCACGCCGCTTGCCAAGAGATCGGCGTCTTCGATGCCGCGTATCTGTACGGGTTCCCCGTCTGGGACTGCGGCAAAGAGGTCTATGTGTTTTCAGGCGAGGGACCGGACGAATGAGCGGTTACATCAAGCTGCATCGCAAGTTGTACGAAAACGACCTTCTCGGACGAAATCCTATGGCTCGTTTGGTGTTCATTGATCTTTTGACTCATGTCGAGTGGAAGGACCGGGTCATTGATTACCGTGGGCGACCGTACAACATAAAGCGCGGACAACTGATGATTTCGGTTCGTGAAATATCTGAAAAGTCTGGCCTGTCTGTGCGCAATATTCGAACGATCGTTAGGGCTCTAACGAACCACAACATCATAAAAATCGACAACTTGGGCGACAGGCGGCCGTGCCTCGTAACGATTTGTAATTACGACGAATATCAGGACGGCCGACAACTACCCGACAAACAGACTGACAACTACCCGACAACTACCCGACAAACATACAAAGAAGGAGAAGAAGGAGAAGAAGGAAAAGTAACTGCTACCGCAGTTACTGGCCGTAGAGCGCCAATGGCAAAGCAGATGGATTTGCCAACCGACATGGACCCGGACCTGGAGCACATCCGCCAGACGTGGAACGCCTACGCCAAAGACACCGGCAAGGCCCAGGTTCGAAAACTGACCAGGGATCGCCGCGATCGCATCCGGCAGATCATGGACGACAACCACTACACGATGGCTGAGTTCGAAGAGGCGATGGCGAAGGCCAATCAGTCCGATTACCTCGTCGAGCAGCCGTGGTTTAGCTTTGACTGGCTTTGGAAGGAGGACAGCAATCTCAGCAAGGTTTGCGAGGGGCGCTATGGGAACGGGCGCCACGCGGATGACCGACTCTCGAATGGTATGACGCCTAAAGAATATCAGGAATACGTTTTGAACGGAGGACGGTGAGATGGATTTTCAGAAGAAGCGGAAGCCCGGTGAAGCGGCGTATATGCACTATCTGCGCACGGGCGACATCTATGGGCAGGCAGAGGGTGCCGTGATCAGGGGCAATGGCGCTGCGCCGGAAAATCCCATGGGGCTTGATCTGTTCCTGGAACAATCGCGCAAGTTGCAGCCGCCAAGCGGCAAGGACACCAGCGACCCATGGTCTGCCGAACTCGTGACGAAAACGCTCTGGAGCAACCCCAAGATCACGAACAAGGCGTGTGATGAAGGCTGGATTTGCGGCCTATGGGATTTCGTGCGCGACAAGCACCGCCTGCCGAAGAACCACGAATTCGACAAGCTGCGCCGCGATGCCGATTACGTTCGAGAATGCGCCGCAGGACGCGAAAACCTTGGCGCCATGCACGGTTCTCTAGTCGGGATTGCCAAGGCGATGATGGAGCGCCGCCACAAGCTCGCACAGGAGTTCAAACGATGACCTCCGTAACGCTCCGCAAATTCTCCGGCCACGCCGCCCGGTGCCGCGACTGTGAGTATTTCCACGCGGAAACCTACGGCCTGGGCGATAGCGTCACCAAGAACGTGTGCAACTGCCCGTGCAACGAGACGCCCATGCGCACCGTCAAGCCCGCCTACATCTGCAAGTGCGCGCACTTCAAAATCTGTGAGGGACAGAAGACATGATCGAACAACACGAAGACGAAACCTTCAGCCAGTACATCCGCCGCCTTGCCAAGCTCATGGAAGAGCAGGACGTAGATTATTTCACGCTGGTAACCGCGTTACTCGAATGCTCTGACCAGATCGAACTGCTCGAAGCCCAGATTGAGCGCGTGCGCCACGAGCTAACCGCCAAAAACTACGTCATGATGGGGGCGGGGCGATGAAGGACGAATACGTCACCGGCGCGATTGCAATCGCAATGCTCATGTTCTTCATTCTGTTCTTGATCGGCTGGCACCAGCCGGTCAAGGCGCACGACTGGTATTCGCCTTACTGCTGTTCCGGCAAAGACTGCGCGCCGGCCAAGGTGCACATCAACCGTGACGGCTCGGTTACCGCCCGCAATCAGTACGGCATCGGTCGGTTCTTTCCGAAAGACTTTAAGCCAAGTCAGGACGGGCGCTATCACGCCTGCATTCACCCAACGCTTGGCCCGCGCTGCCTGTACGTTCCGGGAGGTGTGTGATGCCAACCTGTAAGGACTGCGGTGGACCCACCGCCACCAAACAGCTCTGCCAGCCCTGCGCCGTCAAATACTCCAACAAGCGCATGAAGGCGCTTGGCAAGGGCAAGCTCACGCCAGAACGAAAAGCCGCCTGGTATCGCGAGCGTCAAAACAACATCAACCTGGACCGCGAGCTAAAGGGCGCTGCGCCGTCCAAGGTTCCAATCGTAGACCTCGCTTGGCTGAAAAGGCCAATGCCATGATTGCCGCCCTCATCCAATGGATCAACGACCAGATCAGCTTTGCCCTGCTCTGGTTGTTGGAAGACGACCATGACGACACAGATTAAGGGCTACAAGCTCAAGGACGGCAAGTTGGTCAAGACAGAGACCCGCAAATCTGTTAGCGAGCGCATACGACAGAAGAAATCGAAGCGTCAGAAAGTTGTGCGTCGAACCCCCGGAGGCTGACAATGCACAACCTAGAGCTTCGCATCTGCAACTGGATCCTCGTGTCCGCCAGCATGTTCCTGTCTGGCTATTACGGTTACAGCCTCATGCTTGGCGAGATGCCCTTCGCGGCCATTATGTTCGCCGTCTGCGCCTCCGTCGCCTTCCTCGTCTCCCTGCTCGTCCGCCTGGCAAGCCTCCGCTTCCAGCGTGGTGAGTGGGTGTCATTTGTCATGGCCAGCGTCATGGCGGGTATTGCGATCTTCTTCAACATCGTCAGCGACTACTCGTCGGCCACCATCTTGCGCGACCACTACATGACATCGGTGTATAATGACAATCGGTTGCATGAGAACGCCGTCGCCGAAGTCAAACGCCTCGAAACAGCAATGGGGAACCTCCGTGCCGAAACAGCATGGCGCACCAAATACGAAAGCCCCGAAACCTACGAAGCCCTCATCATTGAGCAAAAGCAAAGAACCGATCGCGGCGCCAATATTTACGCCCGCACCAAGCAATGCACGGACACAACCCTCGCCATCTCAGAGCAGGTTTGCCGGGAGATCGCTCGTCTCGAAGCTCAAAAAGCTAATGCAACCCGTCGTCAGGTTATTCTCGCGGAACTGAAAACCCTTGGCGAGCAGCTGGAAGTCGCCCGCACCGAGGCCGAAACCAACAAGCGAATGACCAACCCAGCGCTGGCCCAGACCCGCGCGATCACAAGCTGGTTTATGCTTGACCGTAACAGCACCGAGGCCACGGATTGGTGGGGCGGCAAGTCCATCATGCTCTACCTGACCGTCCTGCTGACCGGCCTGATCACAATTCTCGGCTGGGAACTTGGCCAGCACCGCGCTCCCACCGTTGCAACACCGCCGCCAGAGCGCCCCCGTAACCGCTGGATCGCCGCCGACGGTTATGACCCCCAGCCAATCCCTCTGCCCGCCTCAGAGCCGCCACCGCTCCCGCATGGACATCACACATCTAACACGGTTGTTTACGCCAAGACCGCCAAAGGACACGACAGCGAGGCCATCAACCGCTTGATGCGCGAGCTGGAGCAAGACTTCCCAGAACTCGCCCAGCGCCATTAGTGCGTGCGTTAACATAGGAGACACCTATGCGAACCACTTGGGAACCCGACCACGATCACGCGCTGTTGGCCCTTCTCAACAAGGGCCTGACCTTCAGCCAGATCGCCAAGGTGTTCCGTACCACGCGAAACGCCGTCGCCGGCCGCGTCTATCGCCTCCGACAGCGGTTGCATCCACCATCATAACAATGAATTTCGTTCATCTGAGCGCACAAAAAAAGGCGGCCCGATCAGGACCGCCCTCTTTCTTACGCTGCCATATACTTTTTCGCCCGCGCTTCCGAAATGTCGAAAGCCTTGGCCACGGACTTGATCGTCGGCCGCTTGCCCGTCCGATCCACTTCGCCGTCAACGTACCGTCTCACCTTCTCGGCAAACGTCACGTTCCGACCGCTCGCCCCAATGTGCAACAGCACCGCGCCGCCAATCAGCAGCACCAGGGGGAGCAACCAAGGCGTAAAGTGTGAGATATGCCGCTGGGAAACCGGCAACGCCTGCGCCAGCGATTTGGCTGATGCATCTACTTCCCACAACTCCACCTTGGTCATTGCCGCCAGCATCGCCTGAGCCTGTTCGATCTCGCTGCGAAGCGAAGCCAGCCGCTTATGCGCCGAAGCACAACGCGGCCACATCTCAGGCCGGTGCCGTGTCGGATCATATGATGCGTTCTGTATCACTGACCCGTCTGGCATCCGAATATCGTCAACGCATTCACGTTGTACGACCGCGATCAGGTTCTCGTCTTTGATGATGCTGCGCACCTCTTCAATCCGAACCTTATCAATGCTGGTGTCGATCCGCCGCTTTTCCTCAGCCAAGGCCCGCTTCATCAGCGAAGCCTCATGTTGCTGCGTTACGCGATCGATCGACATCGTGAAGCTGAAAGCCATTGCCGTCGCCAGCAAAGCAACCACCCCCACGCACGACAACACTTTGCGTTCGCGCCAGGTCTGAGAGATCAAACCCACCGCGATCACCGTGACAAACCCCGCGACAATCGCCGCAGCAATTGACGGGTCAAAGTAGGTGCCCGTCTTGTCGTGAAGGTTAATCACGTTCATAGCGACATCGGTTCCAAGCGCCCCGACGCCGCCAACCAGAGCCAGCTTATGGCCCGTGTTCCACTCAATCATTGTCCCACCTCCGATTAAGTTCCTGCTTGATTGCAGGGGATGCCCCACCCCGTAGGATGGGGACACCGCTACAATCACTGACCGCTATGCCAGCCTTTCCATTGATCCCACTTGGCATTCCAAGCAATTTCAATCGCCTCACTGAGCGAATAGCCTTGTGCCAGTAACGACTCGACCCACTTCAAACGCATAGCGATGGTTGGATGCATGTGGTGGTTGCTCATTGCTCGATGTCCCATGCCAGAGCCGCCAGAGCGACTGTTAGAACCGGTACGATACAGGTGAGCACCACCAAGATTGTCGAAGCCATCATGTTCCCATCTCCTTGCTTGCGATGATTTGAAGATAGATTACGTCTGACGTAATGTCAACAGCAGAATTGCCTTGATCTCATCTTTTTTTATATTTAATGTCTGAATTGTTGGTTAGTAGCAAAGGAGCCACACATGGCAAAGCTAGGTCGCCCACGTAAGTACGAAGGCAACGAAACCCGCGTCACCATCCGCCTCGACGAGGACGAGCGCCGCCGCGTCAAATACTACGCAGGCGTGGATGACTCATCCATGACCGAGATTGTGAACGTCGCCCTGCGGCATTACCTCAACCGCCGCGACGCTCTCAACCGTCGGGGCGCAGCAAAATGACAGCAGACATATCCATGATGCAACAAGCGATCAGGGATCATCGAAAGCACGTCAAAGACGTTGCCCTGACACTCGCCATTGGAGAGATCAACCGGCTAACGGCTCAACTGGCCGACATGAGGTCAGCTGAAGTGGAGCCACTGCAACGCACAATCGAGGGCCAGCGGTTGCAGATCGAACAACTTGAACGGCATATCAGAGGGTCAGAATGAAACTCACAACCCGCCAGCTCGCCCACAGGACAGAGCAGAAGCTAGAGACAATGGTGCCCAAGCACGCCTTCAACGTCTCCCACACGTCCACCAACGGCGTTGCCATCAACGTGATCTTCGGCGGCAAAGTTCACGAATACGTCGGCGGAACGTCATGGACATCGTGCGACATGACCATTCAACAGATCGCCAGAGACTACATAGCCGCAAAGATGGGAGCGCTTAGCGGTGGCTGAGATCGTCGAAAACGGCCTCGTGCCCGACAACATCCAAGAGCGTGAGCGGCATTGGCACCGCCGCCACGCCGCCTTACGGCTCAGACGGACCACAACCCACACCTACAGGGAGATCGGCGAATTTCTCGGCGTTTCACAGTCAAGAGCGAGGGAGATGATTGTAAAGGCCGAGCGGGAAGAGAGGCGCAACCTATGCAGCCCAATCGAAGCATGGATCGGTCGCGATCATGCGGACATGTCCAGCATCGCCTGGCACATGAAGCGCCGAGCCAATATCCGCCACACGCCAAACGCCAAGACCCAGCGCCCGCCGCGCCAACCAAAGCCACCAAGCGCAGACAACAAGATCAGACGCCTTGAGGCCAAGATAAGAGCCCTCGAAGCCACGAAAGCCAGCCTTCTAGCGGAAAACAGCAACCTTAGATTCAAATTGCAATTGGCACCAGACTACGAGAAGCAACGCGACGCCGCCGAGGCCCGTTGCATGGACTACATCATAGAACTCCAGGAGATGAAGCAATATTGCATGTTGCTCGAAGAACGCCTCGGAATACGGCACGCCAGCCGAGAGCGCGCCATGACCGTCCTGCACCAGAAAGGAATGAACGATGAGTGATAATGCCAAGAGGAAATGTAAAAATTGCGCCTATTGGGTATCTGACAACTTAGAACCCGGCGAATGCAGAAGACACGCCCCAACTGCCGTGAACTATGCATTGTTGGCAAAGCAACTCTTCGAGAGTTGTGCATTGGAGGATCATTCTGATCTGTATGTTGCTTGGCCTGTAACGTTGTGCACAGAATGGTGTGGCGATTTTGCACCGAAAACCACTTGACGAATACGCACGAATAACACAAAACCAATAGGTGGTGTCGCGTATCCGTGAGGGGGATTGATGCGTGACAGTGGATAGTCTGATCCAAAAGGTGACCAAGTATCTTAGGCAGGGTGTGCTTATCGCCCTGCTTTTCTGCGTTGGTATCGTCGTCATCAAAAGCCTTGGACTCGACATCCCCATCAGAGCAGTGGACCACATAACGCTGGCATACCTCGCCGGCGCCTACTGGCTTACTAAGTGATCTTAGTTCACTTGAATGAAATCAAAATTCAAGAGAGTACCAAATGGCAAACGGACACGGAGGGAAGAGACAAGGGGCTGGCAGAAAGCCAGAGGCGCTGACCATTGTCACCCGAGAGCTGAAAGAGACCATCATGCACGCCCTTGATGCGTCTCACAAAGACGGCGGCTTCGGATACCTCAAGGAAGTTGCCAAGAAAGACCACAAGACATTCTGCGCGCTGCTAGGCCGCATTCTTCCGCTTCAGCACGCCAACGACCCTGACAACCCGTTTGAACCTGGCCAAAACATCACCATCAGGCTGACCGGACCGAATGGCGCAGACGATTGATATCCACATCGTCCCTAAGCTGATCCCGATCTTCGAGGGATCGGCTGACGTGCGCGCCGCTTATGGTGGCCGTGGTTCCGGTAAGACACGATCCTTCGCCCTGATGACTGCCGTTCGCGCCTGGATGTGGGATATGCAGGGCAGGAATGGCATGATCCTTTGCGGTCGCCAGTTCCAGAACTCGCTTGAAGATAGCTCGCTCGAAGAGATCAAGGCCGCCATCCGCACTACGCCATGGCTCGCGCCGTTCTTCGACATCGGTGAACGCTACATCCGCACCCGCTCAGGCCGCATTCATTACAGCTTTACCGGCCTCGACCGCTCAATCGACAGCATCAAATCCAAGTCACGGATACTGCTCGCCTGGGTGGACGAGGCCGAACCCGTCACTGATGAAGCGTGGATGAAACTCATCCCGACGCTGCGCGAAGAAGACAGCGAACTCTGGGTCACGTGGAACCCCGAGAGCAAACGCAGCGCCACGCACATGCGCTTCCGTGAAAGCCGCGCCGACGACCGTGTGAAGGTCACCGAATGCAATTGGCGCGACAACCCCTGGTTCCCGTCGATCCTGGAGCGCACACGCCAGCGCGATCGCCTGGACCGCCCCGAACTCTATGACCACGTCTGGGAAGGCGGTTTCCGTGAGGTATTCGAAGGGGCTTATTATTCACCCCAACTGGCCAAACTCTCCGAAGATGGCCGTATCTGTGACATCGGACCTGATCCTGACTTGCCTGTCCATACGGTCTGGGATTTGGGCATTGGCGACAGTACGGCGATCTGGTTCTGGCAGGTCATCGGAAACGAAATCCGAGTGATCGACCACTACGAGGCCCACGGACAGGGCTTGCCCCACTATGCAGCGGTCATCAAGGCGCGCGGCTACAAGCCCGGCGACGACTGGGTGCCGCATGACGCCCGTGTCAGAGAATTGGGGACGGGTCGGACCAGGGTCGAAACCCTCCGCGGCCTAGGTCTGTCGCCCAGGCTCGTCCCCAACCATAAGGTGGAAGACGGCATTAACGCCGTTCGGGAAACGCTGCCGCACTGTTGGTTTGACCGCACGCGCTGTGACTATGGCCTCGACGCCCTGCGCCAGTATCGAGCCGAGAAGGTCGAAGAAAAGGGCGTGTTCCGCGACAAGCCATTGCACGACTGGACATCGCACACAGCAGACTCGTTCCGCTATCTCGCCATGGCTTGGCGTGAACTCCAGCCGGCGCGCAAGAAGGTCGATCCTATTAAGGAACTTCTGAAGCCGATGACCTTCGACGACATGATGGAAGAGCTTGAATATGAGGACGTTGATTAATGTCCAAGCTCTACCACGGCGCCCTGTCGACGGTCTCGACGACCAACAGCTCCACGACGCCGCTTGCCGGCAGTGGGGTGTTCACGGGCGATTGGGAAGATGTCAGCCAATGGCCTGATACGGTTGTTAGCGTCACAACTGACGTGGATGGCATCTATTCGGTCCAATACAGCCCCGATGGCACCAACGTAGACAGCACGCTCACCCGCTATTATCAGACGGCCGGGATCAATGTGCCGCATCGGTTCACGAACACCCGCCGTTACATGCGGGTCGTTTACACCAACAACGGCACGGACCAGACATATTTCCGCCTGCAAACCACATATGGCAGCCGCCACCCGCTCAACGTGCCGATTGATGGCACCGTGTCGCAGGACTACGACGCGACCGTCGTGCGTCCGACAGATTACCACTATGAGGTGGCACAGGGCGTCCGGCAGGGCCACCGGACATTCAATAAGTTCGGCTACAACCTCGACGTTGATACTTCTGAAGAGGTGATTTCATCGTTTGGCGGTACCTACACGCCGCCGACATCGGCCACCACGTTGACGATCGCGTCCACCTCAACGGATGATGATGGTGACCCAGCCGGCACGGGCGCCCAACTCATCCAAATCACTGGCATTGATGCCAACCGTAAATTTCAGCAAGAGACAGTCACGTTGGATGGAACCACCAATGTGGTGACGACCTCGACGTGGCTTGGGATCAATCGTGCTGCCGTGGCGCTGGCTGGCAGCGGCCAGGTTAATGCCGGCACTATCAACATCACGGCAACCACAGGCGGAGCCACGCTCGCGCAAATTCCGACCGGACACGGCACGACACAACAGTGCATCTATCACACCCAGCTTCAGTCTGTGGCGCTAGCTGATTGGTTGTGGATCAACGTGAATAAGATCGCCCCTGGGACAACGCCCACCGTGACGATCAAGGGTATCGCCTATAACCCCACCTCCAATTCCCGGTATGAGGTGTTCCGCGCCAATATCGACACAGCGGTTGAAAACACCGTGTCGATTAACCCCGAGCAACCGTTCGTGCTTTCGCCCGGCGACGTGTTTTACCTCACGGCTCTTTCCGACACGATCAACACCATTGTCACCGCCCGCTTCTCGCTGATCGAGGTGCAGCAGGCCCTTTACGATGCGGATAGCTAATGGCTGACCAGAAGAACAACCCCGACGTTGACATCAAAGAGGTCGAGCGCCCGCAAACCAAGCCTCGGACCTCGAGGTTCTGGCTGCAACAGCTCCAGATCGCCGAGAAGGAACACAAGGAGTTCTGGGAAGCGGGCCAGAAGTTTGAGAAACGCTACCTCAACGACCGTGAGGGCCACCACCGCAAGGCGATGGCTCGCCGCTTTCAGATCGTTTACGCTAACACTGAAACCACAATGTCGGCGCTCTATGCGCGCCAGCCTAAGCCCGATGTGCGCCAGCGGTTCACGCAGGCCAAGGACAAGACCGCCCGCACCATCGCCGAAATGCTCGAAAAGTCGTTGATGTTCCTCATTGACACGACCGAGCATGACAAGGTGAACCGTCGCGCCGTGAAGGACATGGCGCTTGCCGGCCGTGGCGTGGTCCGCGTCTGCTACGAGGCCGAAACCGGTGACGACGGCATGGGCAACGAGATCATCGTCCGCCAGATGATCCGCGACGAACACGTGTATTACGGCGACTTTTTGCACTCTCAGGCCAAATCTTGGTCTGATGTCTGGTGGGTGGGATTCCGCCACCATTTCACCCGTGCCGACCTCCGTGAAATGGATATCCCAAACGCCGACGACATCCCTCTGGACTGGGCGCCAGACGGGTTCGGCAACAAAGACTCGGAGATACCCGAGGACTTGAAGCGCGCCGAGGTCTGGGAGATTTGGCACAAGCCCAAGAAAGAGCGCCTTTGGGTTGTTAAGGGCTATCCGTACATTCTGCGTGTGGACGAAGACCCATACAACCTCGAAGGCTTCTTCCCGATGGCGGAGCCGATCCAGGGCGTGTGGTCCAACTGCTCGTTCGTACCGCGCAGCCCGATCGTTGAGTATGAAGACCAGATTGACGACCTTGACGAGATCACTGACCGCATTAGCCGGCTGACAAAGGCATTGAAGCGCCGCGGCGTCTATGATGCTGCCGTCAAGGAGCTGGCCCGGCTCGCCAAGGCATCGGACAACCAGTTTATTCCCGTCGAGAACTTCGCGGCCTTCATCCAGGGCGGCGGGTTCCAAGGCGCATTCCAGGTTGAAGACCTCCAGCCCGCCATTGCGGTTCTTGCCGGCCTTTATGAGCAGCGCCAACAGCTCATTGAGACGATTTACGAAGTTACCGGCATCAGCGACATCATGCGCGGCCAGAGCCAAGCCAGCGAGACGGCGACGGCTCAGAGCATCAAGGCGCAATACGGCAGCGCCCGCATCAAGGAACGCCAGCACGATGTGCAGCGGTGGATCAGGGATGGAATGCGGATCAAGGCCGAACTGATTGCCGAGCATATGCAGCCTGAAATCCTGATGGAGATGACCGGCGAAGAACTGCCGACGATGGCTGAAGTGCAGGCGCAATACGCTCAGATGCAGATGCAGGCCATGATGATGGGCCAGCAACCGCCGCCACCGCCTGATGTGCTCACGATCGACCAAGTGGTCGAGATCATGCGCAATGACCGGCTGCGCAGCTACCACGTAGACATCGAAACCGACTCGACGATCTTCGAGGACGCGGCGCAAGAAAAGCAGGACCGCACCGAACTGCTGCAATCCATGGCGACATTTATGCAGGCGTTTATGCCGCTTGCGCAGATGGGCGGGCCACCGATGCAGAAGCTCGGCCTCGACATGCTCGAATTCGGCGTTCGGGGCTTCAAGGGCGGCCGGCAGATGGAAGATAGCCTTGACGAGATGCGCCAGGCCATCGAACAGGCCGCACAACAGCCGCCCGAGCCGCCGCCGCCTGATCCCGCCGTTGAGGCTGAGAAGGCCAAGGCCGAGTCGATGCAGATGAAGGCTGAGATCGACGCCCAGAAGAGCCAGATGGACATGGCCAAGACGCAGGCCGGCGTCGAGGCGGAAATGGCCAAGATCAACGCCAAGGCTCAGGCCGACGCGATGAAGACCGAGCTTGATATCGAGCGCATGATTGCAGATGCCCAACTGCGGGATGAGGGGCCGCCAAACTAATGCTGCCATACGACATCACGCAACACCTCAATGACAACGCCCGTCAGGGATACGGCAACTTGGCCGACCCGATGAAGATGGCGTTGGCGCGTATGCTCATGAACATGCCGCCTGAGTATCGCAATCAGCTGTTGATCTCGGACACGGGGCGCAACTGGGATCAACAGGTCGCGGCTGCTCGTCGGCATGGCCTAGACCCGATGACCGGCAAGCCCGGTGTGCTTGCGCCGTGGGGTCGTGGCAAGCATCACGGCAAGGCGGCCACCGCGATCGACTTCTACAAGCCCCGCCCGGACGCACTGCGCTGGATGCGCCAGAACGCGGAACAGTACGGCCTACGGTTCCCGATCAAACAAGACCCTTGGCATATGGAATACACGGGCGACGTTGCTCCATCAGGCCCGCAAGGTGCTGTTGGAGCCGCTGGACCGGCCCCCGGCACTGGCCCCGCCCCTGGCTCATTCAGGGCCGCTCAAGAGGAAGGCGCGGCCTTTGGTCAAGCCCTACAGGGAACGCCGCCCATTCCAACGATGGCGCCAAAACAGCGTGATCCTGTAATCGCCCAACTGCTCAAAGACTGGACATACGGAGTGGACGGCCTTGGCTAGAGAAACCTACGTTTTACGCGACGGCAAGCTGATCCCAAAAGCTGAGGCACCGCCAAGGGGCGGGCTTCAGTACGTGCCCGACATCGCGCCCTTCGAGACGCAGGACGGCACGCATATCTCAGGCCGCCGCGCTCTGAGGGAATACGAGCGGCGCACGGGGACGCGCCAAGTTGGTAACGACATGAGACCACCGGGGAGGGACTAATGGCTGACGAACCTACGACACGCAACGAGGCAGGCGATCTGGAACAGGTCGATGATCTCTCGAAGATGATTTACAGCGCGATTGACGGGCCCGAAGACGAGCCCGAGGTGATCGAAGCTGAAGCCAGCGAAGAGCCGTCAGACGGCCCGCTGCGCGACGAAAACGGGCGCTTTAAGGCGAAAGAAGAAACCGCCGAAGAAGAGCCTGAACAAGAAGAGCCTGTAGAAGCGGCTCCAGAGGGCGAAGAGCCCGAGGACACCGAGCTAGAGGCTTCTGATGAGGCGCCTGACGAGGAACCCGAACGTCCCGCATGGGACGACGGTCACTTCCGTGGTTGGGAGCCCGAACACCGAGAGCGGTTCAACGCCCTGCCTCCAGAGCAACAGCAAGTTGTGATGGAATTTAAGGCAGCAAGTGATGCCGCCCTCACTCGAACGGCCCAAGAGTTTAGCGAGTTCCGCAAAACAGCTGAACCTCTGGTCCAAGCCGCCCAAGAAGTTCATGAGATTTTCGCCGCCTCGAATTTGAGCCCTGATCAGGCTCTGAAAGGCTATGCGGGCATCGAACGGACTTTGAGCTATGGCACGCTTGACCAGAAGATGCAGCTGCTCGGACAAATCGCTCAACAATACGGGATACCGCTCGATATTTCGCAGGCCGTGCCTTGGGACGCTGATCTTGATCAGCTCCGCGAGGTTCACGACCGTGATAGCCGCCTTGCCCAAGAGCAGAGTGAGACCGCACAGCTTAGAGCTAGATTGCAACAACTCGAGCAGCAGCAACTCCAAACGCAGATTCAGAGCTTCGCCACGGCATCCAATCCTGACGGCAGCCCAAAGTACCCTCATTTTGATGTGGTTAGGGGCACGATGGGGCAGTTGATGTCGTCTGGCCAAGCTCAGAGCCTAGAGGACGCTTACGAGAAGGCAGCGAAGCCGATTGAAGATCGCATCGCCGCCGAGATCGCAGCGCGTTCCGCGTCTACGGTTGCTCGCCAGCGCGAAGCTGTTGAAAAGGCAAAACGAGCTGCACCGTTGAAGAAGTCGCCACAGCCCGCCCTAAACGGCCACCGGGTTGAGCCGACCAATATCGACGATGCGATCAACGCTGCTCTGGACCAGGCCGGTTTTTAAACCATCAGGAGCCTAGACAATGGCAACGCCTAACAGTTCGTTTTCGGACATCATTACGACGACCTTTCAGGGGTATTCCGGGAAGATCGCCGACAACATCACTAACCACAACGCCTTGCTTCGTCAGATCGAGCGCAAGGGCAACATGATGCCGGCCACGGGGCGGTCGATCGTTCAAGAGATCGACTTCGCCGAGAATGGCACGGTGCAATGGTATACGGGCGCCGAGACGCTGGACATCTCCGCAAGTGAGACGTTCACGGCGGCCGAGTTTAGCTACAAGCAGCTCGCCGGTAACGTGGTCATCAACGGCCTTGAAGAAGTCCAGAACAGTGGCCGTGAGGCGATCCACAACCTCGTCCGCGCCCGCATGACCAACCTGGAACGGTCTCTGAAGAACACCGTTGCAACCGCGCTCTATGCCGATGGCACGGGCTCGGGTGGTAAGGAGTTCGGCGGCCTTCAGTTGCTGGTTGCTGATACCAACACCAACACCGTTGGCGGGATCTCCGGCAACACGTACTCGTGGTGGCGGAACTACGTCTATGACTTCTCCACCAACGGCGTAACTGCCTCGGCAACGACCATTCAGACGGCCATGAACACGAGCTGGCTGAATGTCATTCGTGGCTCAGACATGCCTGACATGATCGTCGCTGGCACGACGTATTACACCTATTACTGGGACAGCCTCTTGGCCAACCAGCGGTTTACGTCGGACAGCGAAGCCGGGGCCGGGTTCACCAACCTCGTTTACAAGGGCAATGTGCCGGTCATCTTCGACGACCAGTGCGCCGCCACGCGGATGTACATGCTCAACACGGACTACCTGTTCGTGCGTCCGGCAAAGGGTCGTTGGCTTAAGCCGCTGCCCGATAAGTCCTCAGTGAACCAAGACGCCATGGTCATGCCGATCGTTCTGGCTGGCAACATGACGACTTCTAACCGCAGCCTCCAGGCCGTGATCACCGCCTAATCTAGCTACAAGGAGAAAACGGCTATGACTTATCGTTCTGACAGTGAATACGTCGGCCACCCGCCGATTACGGACCTAAGCACATCGGCCAAGGTGCCGGTTGGTACGATCATCAAGGCTCACGATGATGATGGCGGCGGTGCCGCTGAGTTCATCTATCTGCAAGGTGTGGCCTCGACCATTGCGGGCTCGATTGTTGAATATAATTCGAGCTACCAGACCGGCCTTGCAAACCTTGCCGCTGGCGTTCCAAGTCCGCTTGCAGTCGCCATGGCGGCTTGCACCGCGTCCTATTACGGTTGGTATCAGATCGCAGGCGAAGCGACCGTCGCCAAGGCGTCTGGCGCATCGTATGCGGCAGATGCGGCCTTCGGTGTCTCGGCTGGCTTGGCAATCGCAGCAGCAAGTACGCTGCGAGTAGCCAACGGCGTTGTCAACACGGCGGCCAGCGGCGCTTCTGCCGTTGTTGAAGCCACCGTGATGATCAACCGGCCGGCTGGCCCGTCGTCAGACTAACAATAGAGCGGCGGGGCTTCGGTCCCGCCGTTTCACGGGAGGGGATATGGAAAATCACGATTTCATGGTTGAACTGCAAAACCCGCATGCATCGGCGCCGCTGCAGGTTGCCGTTACGTCCAACGTCACGTTGGAGGGCATTAATCGCAACGTTGCGGTGAATTCAACGCGGGGATTTAAGTGGTTTGCGTGCCGGGATGCGTTTGAAGAACGCGCCCTCATCGTCGGTGGTGGTCCGTCGCTGGCAGATAACACGGCCATGATCCGCAAGATGGCTGAAGACTACGTTGTGATTGCCGTCAACGGCGCATCTAAGTTCTTATCAGAGCGCGGCATTGAGGTTGATTTTCAATTCATCATTGATGCACGGCCTGAGAACGCAAGCCTGATTGACCCAGACGCTCATAACTACATGCTCGCCTCGCAGTGTCACCCGGCGCTGTTCAATCTGGTGCCCGAGGCCCGCACCGAGATGGTGCATCTCAACTCACCTGACATCGAAGACAACTTTTCGACCGTCCAGCGCAACGCGGGCGGTTATACGCTCATTGGCGGCGGTGGATCGGTCGGCAACAGTGCGCTCTGCCTTGCCCACGCTATGGGGCATCGTGATCTGCATGTGTTTGGGTTCGACAGCAGCGTGAAAGGCGAAGAACGTCACGCCTATAGCCAGCCAATGAACGATGATGAACCGCTCATGTATCAGCGCTTTGGCGATCGCGCCTATTGCATGAGTTTTACGATGGCGGTCCAGTATCAATACTTTTTCGTCATTGAAGATGCGCTTAAGCGAATGGGGACCAAGGTTACGGTTTACGGCGATGGCATTCTGCCCGAGCGCTGGCGCATGAAACAAAAGGCGGCAGCGATGACCGAGGCCGAGAAATACGCCATCGTGTGGGAGAGCCCCGACTATGGGCGGATGTCACCTGCCGAGCAGATCGTGCACGTCATTGATGGCTGGCTGCCGCCGGGCGCCGACGTGCTTGACCTTGGCTGCGGGGCGGGTCGCGCTGCGGTGAAGCTCACCGAGAAGGGCCACAACGTCCACCTGATCGACTTCGTTGAAAACTCGCGTGACGAAGCGGCCATGGGCTTGCCATTTACGAAGGCAGACCTGTCAAAACCCCTGCCAATTTCAGCCGAATACGGGTATTGTTGCGACGTAATGGAGCACATCCCGCCCGGTGAAGTTTCAAGCGTTCTTGAAAACATTTCCAGCGCCGTCAGTCGCGGTTGCTTATTCCGTATCGAGTTCGAGCCGGACGGGTTTGGCCCGGTCCTCTTGGGCACGCCGCTGCACTTGAGCGTACATGACAACGTTTGGTGGAGCGAAGAGCTGGCCCGTCACTGGCCGATCGTTCACTACAAAGGCGACGGCATCTTCACCGTGGAGAATGACTAATGGCAACCTGCGACGTTTACAAAGGCCCGATCAAGCTCGGCAGCGGCACCGCAACCAGTGGATCTGCAACCATCTCGTCTTATACCTCGACCGGCGTGAAGGCCGAAGACCGCGTGAATGTCCAGATTGCGATCACGTCGAGCACCAACGTGGGCGCTACGTTCCGCGCCCGTGTCATCACCGACAATGGAACGTCACTGGTGCTGTCAGAAGCATCACCGTACACAACCTAAGAGGGGGATATCATGGATCAACAGGCACTCAGGGAACTAGAGGGTCCGGGGCGGCTCCGCGCCACGTTCTTCTTTGATGAAGACCTTGGTTATGAGGTTTGTCAGGTGAAGATCGTCGGCGACCCGTCCGACATCATCTATAAGGTCAAGCCTGACGTGATCAACCGTTTCCCGAAAGAGTGGGAACTGTATCAGAAGCAGGCCGGTAAGCGTACCGACGAAGTGATCGAAGGCACGCCGATCCGTGAGGTGCCGGGCGTCGATCGCGATGCAGCGGTTGTGCTGCGCTACAACATGGTGCGCACGGCGGAAGAGTTCGCGTCCCTTGACGAGCAGACGGCGCGCGGCTTCGGGGCGGGTTATATCGAGATGTGGAAGGCGGCCAAGTTGTTGGTCGAGTCCAAGACCCGCAAGGCCGAGACGGACCGCATTGCCGAACTTGAAGCTAAGTTGGCGGCGCTTGAAGACAAGCCCAAGCGTGGCCCTGGCCGGCCGCGCAAGGAAGAGAGCGAGACGCTCGATATTTCTGACAACGTAGCCTAACGGAGAGCGCGGTGAGCCTTCTTTCGATGATCCAACAGGTAACCGATGAGATCGGCTTGCCGCGCCCCACACAGGTCATTGGGACCTCCGACACCCAGGTGCGCCAGCTTCTTGGCCTAGCCAACGCTGAAGGCCGGGAACTGGCCCGCCGGGGCTACTGGCAAGAGATTACCAAAGAAACGACTTTCACGACGACGGCGACAGAAGAGCAATCCAACGTGTTGCCGTCTGACTTCGATCGCTTAATTGAGGGTAGCGTCTGGAACCGGGATCAAGGCCGCAAGGTTGCCGGGCCGCTCACGCCGCAACGCTGGCAGGCGCTTAAGACAAACCTCTATCAGTCTGTCTGGGACAGCTTCCGCATCCGGGGCAGTTCGTTCCTCTGTCAGCCGGTGCCGACCGCTGGCGAGACTTGGGCGTTTGAGTACGTCTCGCTTAATTGGCTGACCAACGCCGCCGGCGACACCGAATACGCCGCCTGGCAGTCCGATGACGACGTGGGCAAGCTCTGCGAATGTCTGATGGGGCTTGGCGTCAAATGGCGGTTCCTGCGTGAAAAGGGCATGGATTACAGCGAAGCCTTCCGCACCTACGAGATGGAGCTAACGCAGCGCCTCGCGAACAACGGCGGGATGCGCATTCTCGACCTTGAGACGGATCAAGGCACCTCGACCGTGTTCGATCCTTTCACACCTGAGAGCAATTGGACGCTATGAGCACAGAAGATAGGCGCACCGTTAATATGGTGCATTATCCCAACAAGGACGCAAGCGACCCGAATGCGCTTGACGAATACCTCGATGCGATCCCGGTGGATGCGATTGACGCCACTGGAACACCAAGCTCATCAACTTATTTGCGCGGCGACGGAGCATGGTCAACGGTGGCAGGCAGCGGCGGTGGCGATGTCAGTAAAGTTGGAACGCCCGTCGACAATCAAGTCGGGGTTTGGACCGGCGACGGTACGCTTGAGGGCACGAGCGGCTTAACGTATGACGGCAGCGCGTTTGGTGTTACGGGCAATATAACCGCCACTGGCACCGCCAATGCTTCTGTTGTGTCGTCTGGAGTAGCCGACACAACGCAAGGTGTTGTGCAGGTTTTTGGAGGGTCTGGCGACGGCGAAGGCGGCATTGTCGATATTTACAACGACGCTGTTAACGATGGAACGAACGAATATTGGAGGTTGTTTGCCGACGGCAACGGCGACCTTCAGATGGGTAATAATAACACTACTAATATGTTTGTTCTTACGTCCGATGATGAAATCGCGACGACTGTGCGCACAACGATGGCGCTCGGCACGATTGCTGAGGATGCGCTTTTTGGACAAACAAGCGCACTGCGTATTCGCGATGTATTCAGTGAAGCCGGCTCTGGTACGGACGGCTCTGCAAACGAATGTGCCTTGATGGTTCAGGTCACATCGGACACAACGTCATCTGCTGCTGATTATCAGAAAAACGCGGCCGCTTTTTGGAATATTCAAGTTGATCCATCCGATACTGGCACACCTATAGCGCGCGATTCAGTCGGGTGTGACATGCGAGGCTATATTGCAAACACGAATGCGACAGGCCGCGTGTGGGGCGGCTATGCGGAGGGTCGTATTGTCGGCGGTGGAACGGGTGACGGGCAGGCCATCGGTATTGAAATCCTGATGGCCAACGAAGGCACAGAACAAGCGACGCTAGAAACGAACACGCAGAAAGTCGGACTTTTGCTTGTTGGTAATGGAACTAACCCTTGCACGGCCGCGATCTACATTACCAATTCGGCGTCGTCTGGCGCATGGCGCAAAGGCGTCATCGTAGACACGACGGCCATTGAAAACTCATCAGACATAACTTTTGGCCATAGTGATGCATCGTTTGAAATTGCTCGGACGGGTGCTGTTGGCTGCCTGTCAATAGCGGCTCAAACTGCCGAAATAAGCAATGGGTTCACTGTTGCGGGCCTGCCGGCTGGAGTGGCTGGTGCGATTGCGCGCGTAACGGATGCCAGCTCGCCAAGTGTAGGATCAACTGTTACCGGCGGCGGCGCGGCGGCGGCGCTGGTTTGGTATAACGGTTCCAACTGGACAGTTATCGGAGTTTAGTCATGGACTACAAAGCTGAAATTCTTGATCCAAACAGTAACGTGACGCGGACCTTTGAAACCGACAATCTGGAAATGGCAAAAACCGCCACGCGCAACTATCCGCCTGGATGGAGAGTGAGGATCAAACCAAGATGCTAATGCGCGCCCCATTACGAGCAAACCGTAACCGCCAACAGGTGGTGCGACAAGCAACCGTGCCCGCGCCGGTCGGCGGCTGGGATGCCGTCAGCCCTTTGGCCGCCATGCCCGAGGATCACGCTACGCAGTTGGATAACTGGTTTCCGCGCCCGGGCTACGTCGAAGTGCGCCGGGGGCATCGGTATCACGCTTGGGACCTGGCGGACGCCGCCGGTCCGGTCGAAACGCTCATGGTCTGGCAGGGCAAGTCATCGTCTAAGATGTTTGCCGCTTCGGTCGACGCCGTGTTTGACGTGACAACGCGCGGCCAATCGACAAGCGAAGTCGTAAGCTCGTTGAATGATCCGTATCTTCAGTGGGTGAACTTCACCAACACCGGCGCGAACTACTTGTATTTCGTCAACGGGATTGATGCGCCGCGCCACTACAATGGGACCACCTGGGCCACGCCGTCAATCTCGGGCATCACGGCGGCTAATGCCGTGCACATCAACGTTCACAAAAAGCGCATCTGGTTCACGATCAAAGACAGCACGAAGGCCGCCTATCTCGCCACGGATGCGATCGCCGGCGCTGCCACGGAATTTGAGCTTGGCAGCAACTTTGATCGTGGTGGCTACCTGATGGCCATGGCGACTTGGACACGGGATGGGGGAAGTGGCGCGGACGATTACGCAGTATTCATATCGTCGCGCGGCCAGTTGGCAATCTATCAAGGCACCGATCCCGACAGCGCGGTTACATGGTCGCTGATCGGTGTGTTTGATATTGCAGCCCCGATTGGACGCAGATGCTTTGAACGCTGGGGCAACGATCTACTGGTGATTACCGTCGAGGGCGTTTACGCGCTGTCGTCGATACTCTCGGTAGATACATCCTCACAGCAACGCCTCGCGATTACGCAACGCATTACCAACGCCATGACCACTGCGGCACGGTCTTACGCTAGCAATCAGGGGTGGCAATTGTGTGTCTATCCAAAAGGCACGCAGCTGATTTTGAACGTGCCCACCGAAGAGTTCGTGTCAGGCAATCAGTACGTGATGAACACGCTGACGGGCGCTTGGTGCCGGTTTACGGATCAAAATGCCGTCTGTTGGGTGAACTACAACGACAACTTGTATTTTGGCGGACTGGCGGGCGCTGTCTATCAGGCTGATACGGGCTCGGCTGACGTTGACCAACCCATCACGGCGATCGGTGAGACGGCCTACAATGCCTATCGCGATCCGGGCCGCACCAAGCGTTGGACGGCAATGCAGCCGCTGGTGATCTCAACCGACCGCAATTTCCCGCAATTGGGCATCTCAACGGACTTTCAGAGCGTATCCAGCCTGTCAACGCAATCGGTGACGGTTTTCGAGACATCTGGCGTGTGGGACGAAGGCACGTGGGACTCGTCTCTGTGGGCTCAGGATGCTTCGCAGATCAGCGACTGGACCAGCCCGCCAGCGTTTGGAAAGTTCGGCGCTGTGCGGTTCCAGGCGCGCACGGGCACGTCTGAAGAATCAGCCGAGTCGGCGCAGTGGGGGATTTCGGAATGGGGCGATCCTTGGTCTGACGAGGACTTTAGCTCAGACGAGGTGATGCGGATCAATGGCTTCGTTCTGACGTATGAAACGGGGGACTACTATTGACCGTTTTGATTTACGGCCACGACGATCAGGTGATGCAGTGGTTGGCGATGCAAGAGCCTGACGGCGCCATCCCGATCGGCCGCCAATGGGCGCTGGGAATGGTGGATGATTACGGTCGTTTGGGCGGGGCAATCACGATTGTCCAGACGAGTGCGGCGGGGGTGATGCTCGGCATCGAGTCCAACGGATTGCTGACCCGTCAAGTTATTCGTGACGTTTTTGCATTCGTGTTCGGCCATTTGGGCGCGAGCCGGTGCGAAATAGTGACAAAACGCACGAACAAGGTTATGAAAAAGCACGCTCCGAACTTGTTGGGCTTTCGGTTCGAAGGTGTGCGTCGTGATTACTATGGGCCTGGCGATGATGGCCTAGCCTTTGTCATGCAACCGCAAACCTGTAAGTGGATCGACCATGGGAAGTCTGTTCGGATCAGCGCCTAAGCCGCCTAGCGTGAAAAGCCAAGAGAGAGCATTCAATCGCGCCGCAGACGCAACAGTCAATCGCGGCTGGGAGTCAAACCGCCTTAACCAGGAAGGTGCGTTTGGCGGCGGCGTCACATATGACCGCGACACGGGCACGCAAAAGACGACGCTTGGCACTTTTGGCAACGAGGCAGCAGCCAGTCTAGCGGATATCGGACAGAAGTATTACGGCCAAGCCGGGCAGGGTGTCCCGGATAGCATGGGTGCGTTCAATCAGGCTTGGGATATGTCCCGGCAAATGATGGACCCGCTGTTTGCTGACCAAACGGCCGCCAAAGAGAACCAGCTTCGCAACCAAGGGCTAGTTCCCGGGACAAAAGCCTATGACACGGCGTTAGCGGCGCTTGGCCGTCAACAGGGTGATGAATATCGACGGACGGCGCTTGGCCTTCAGAATCAAATGTTCGGTCAAAGCCTACAGGGTCGCCAGCAGACGATGGCCGAATTGACGCCGGGCGTTAACGCTTTTGAATACTTCGGAAGGCCGCAGGTCACCCCTTATTCGCAGATCAACACCGGCGGCACGTTTGATGCGCCGGGGGCGATGCAAAGGAACTATCAGCAGGAACTCGCCAACTACAACAATCAGCAAGCTGGTTGGAGCGGGTTATTGAAGACCGGACTTGGCCTTGCAACAGCACCACTAACCGGCGGGCTGTCCTTGGCTGGAATGGGTATGAACCTTATGCAAGGCAACCCGTACAACTACGGGGCGAGTTGGGCACCGTCTGTTACGAGGTTCGGCTAATGGTCACAACACCCGAACAGCTCGCGGCTCTGCTTCGCCAAGGCCAACAGATGGAGCGCGATAGCGCGTCTTATCTGCAACCGCCACGGCAAGGCGCGATGCATTGGTCGCAAGCTCTTGCAGGCGTGCTCGGTGGCGTCGGCGGCAATTACCTGCAAAACACGGCAGCAAGCCAAGAGGGCGAGCAACAGCGCCTTGCCGCCGAACTCCTTGGCCAGATGTACCAGTCAGGCGATGCCTCCGCTGCCATGCAGAACCCATGGGCCGCGAAAGAAGCACGGCAGTTCCAGGCCCAGGCGCCACAACGTGAGTTCCAACAGTGGAAGATGGGGCAGGCCAAAGCCAACGCCCCGCTGGAGCGGCAGCTGCTGCAAGCAAGGATCGAAAAGGCGCAGCGCGCCGCCGCTGAAGCTAATTCAGGCGATCCGCGCTTTGGCAAAACGGGAGCGATTTTTCAAGACCCTCGGACGGGACAATACTACACAGTTCAGTTTGCTGACGATGGCACGCGCAAGATCAGTCCACTACAGGATGAACTCACGCCAGCCGGTTTGAGCGGGCGCGCGGCGGCCGACAAAAAGCAGTCCGTGATGGAACGCGAGTTCGAAGTTAAAGGCCGTCAAGGACTGTCCAAGGCGGCCTCTGCCATTGAAGCCGCCGAGCGCAGTGACGCTAACGTATTCCGCACCCTGGATAACCTAGAGAGACTAGCATCGCCCTGGACAACTGGATTCAAGGGGACACTTGGAGCTTACATTGCAGGGTCACCGGCAAGCGATCTTGCGATCGAACTTGATCAGATCAAAGCCAACCTTGGCTTTGCTGAACTCCAGGACATGCGGGCCAATTCGCCAACGGGTGGCGCCCTTGGTGCCGTTTCGCAACGCGAGCTTGATCTTCTCACGCGCGCACAAGTTGCGCTTGATCAAGCCCAGAGCTTGGGACAGTTCAAGTCTGCGTTGAAGCGAATTCGCCAAATCAAAAAAGAAGGTGCGGCCGCTAGACGGCGGGCTTGGGAGCGCGATGTTAAAGCGTTTGGCGCCGAAAACGTACCGTCTCCATTCGCGCAAGGTGATGAAGGCTATCAGGCCACGCGGCCGGAACCATCGCCAACCGCTAACCCGCGCCTGAATTTTGGGCAGCAGGGCGTTAACCCTTACAAGCAAAAATACGGGCTTGATTGATGTCAGACCTTGATCGCATCAAAAACAACGTGGCCAAAATGGTCGCGCAAGGAGCGCCCGAAGCCGATATTGACGGTTACATTGCCTCGGAAGGTTTTACGATTGATCAAGTGCGGGCGCACAAGGTAACGCCCATACAAGCCGCTCCTGATCCGACGACGGGCGAGATTGTTGAAGACGTTGCAAAATCGGCTGGCATTGGGTTGGTTCAAGGCGCGCTTGGAGTTGGATCAACCTTTGGCAATCTTGAGGCGCTGGGGCGTGCCGGCATCAATTATGGGGCTGGTGCGCTTGGCTACAAAGGCAACGTTGTTGATCCTGAAACCGTTATTCCAGATTACAACGATTACAAACAGGCGGTTGAAGGCTTCACGGGTGAGTTTTACGAGCCCAAAACGACGGCTGGCAAATATGCTAGAACAATAGGCGAGTTCGCCCCGGCAGCAATCGGTGGACCTGGTGGGCTTGCCGCACGTGCTGCCCGTGTTGCGGTTCCAGCGGTCGCATCAGAAGGCGCTGGCCAGCTTGCAGAAGGTACGGGCTACGAAGGTGCGGCACGCGTTGCCGGTGCCGTGGCGGGTTCTTTGGCGCCATCAGTTGCGATGCGAGCGCCCGCCAACGCCATACGGTCCAACA